GTGACAGCCGGCCCCGGTATCGCCGACGTTTGAACGGTTTCGAGGTAGGTCCCGTCTGCAACCAAAATGCTGACGCCATAGGTGGCGCTCGGGCCGAACTTGAAAGCCTCGTTCATCGCGCGCTGGATCGTCTTGAACGGACCGTTGACGCCAGAGACCGTCGCCGCGCTGCCGTTATAGTTGACATCGTGGCCGGTAGTGCCATTGACATAAAGCGTTGTGTTTGCAACGAGGACCTTGATCACGCTCTGCTGGCTGTTGGTCAATTGCCAGTAGGTTCCGTCGAAAACAAAGCGCGCAATCATGCCAGCGCGCATATCGGACAATTGCAGATCGCCGCCGTCAACACGCTTGATCGCAACCGCGCCAAACGCAGAAACGTTCAGCGTAGCCGGACCATTATTTCCGACGGCGATCTTGGTGACAATCTCCATGCCCTTTTTGTATTCGGCAATCGCCGGCGTCGGCGAACAAACCACCACGTTTTGAGAGCCGGTGTCGTCAGCATACTTGGTTTGCCCACGCTGGATCAAATGCTGAATTGCACGCAGCAGAATTGTTTCATCGACGTTGGTGTCTGGCACAACCGGAGCCGCAAGCGCCGTGTTACCGTTACCGCGAGAAACAATTCGCAGCACGCCCATCAACTGATTGAACCATGACGCCTGAAATTCTGTGCCGTCGTCCACGTCAGACGAAGTGCAATCTTTGAAGAACGTATCGTCTGCGGCTGGCGTGCGCGTTTCGGAAGGTCGGATGGTGACACCACCAGCAGCGACGGTCGGGCCATAAAGATCAAGAGCCATTTCTTACCTCATAGATTGTTAGGATCTCTGCGTGAACGACGCGTGAAAGCAAACATTGCAGCGGAAAAAGATCAGGCCCGCACGAGAGCCGACGACCCGCACGCATTCTTCCGGCAAGCGACGGGAGAAAGCGCCCCTCTTCTTGCCATGACGGACTTTGATCTAGATAAACTATGATGCGCAATTCGGCGCGACCGATTGTAGAGCCCGCGCGATAGTTGCCAGCGAAAGAGCACCCGGCACGCCCACCGCAGCGCGAATAAGTCTCCTGACAATCAATGGTCCAGCCGCCGCGTGCAGCTATTTCGGCATAGAATTCGCAGCGTGTGCCGCCGAGAGCGGTGACCTTGGTGCATAGATCTGGGAACGGGTCACAAGGGTCTGGCAAGCCATATTCAATCATCCATTCGTCACGCGTCTCGTTAATCGAATGGCACCAGAACTCCTCACGTAGTGCGCAAAGACGAACATAAAAGAAATACATCATGACGGCGAACGACCGCCAGTATTGCCACAACACAGAGCCGGTTCTGTCCTGAGTTGAAAATGCATCGTTATTGAAAGCCTCAGGATTGAAAGCGGCTTCCATGCCACGCGGTGGCAAACCTTCATTGGTCTGCCAAGCTCGCCCACGCGGCAATAACTTGAGCGTTTGCTCCGTCACTTCATCAAGTGTTTGTGGGCAAACAAAAGCCATTGCTAAGCCTCAAAAGTCACGGTGCCAAGCACGGCCATCTCACCGGGCAAAAGAGCAACGTCGACGGTTGGAGCATTGATCTTGTGGCGTTGCTCTCCGGTCGCGTTCGCAACAGCCTGCCACACCCATGAAACAGAAAACTTGAACGGCGTAGCAAGGTACGGCATCGACCCGAAAACAGCGTCAGTGCCGGATGGACGCGACAGCCTGCGGAAAGTGTCCTTAAGTTCGGAGAGCACAGCCTCCTGAACTTCAGTAGTGTTTGGTTCCAGCCCGGAAACAGTAACGTTGACCGGAATGGCTACTGGCGCTGCAATCGTGACCCTTGCGCCAGCGGGCTGCAACGCCGAAATATGTTCGCGCACACGCGCAACGTCAGCCGCAGACGGAATGCCGTCGTCATACAGATCAAACATGAGCGGAAACGCCCGCACCGTGCCATTGCCAGCCCACAGACGTTCAACGTAAACAGTCGGACGATCCTGCACGAACGAAACGCCAGCAACTTGTCCGGCCCATGTAACATAGTCGGCGGCAGCACCGCCCATGATCGGGTTGCGCTTGCGGAACAAAATGCGCTGACGCCAGCTTTCCAGATCCTCGACCTCCGATCCAAACACGATCGCGTCCGAAGAAACTTCCGCGGTCGGGGCGGTACCGCTCGTCGACGTTACGCCAGAAATAATCTGCAAAGGCGTCCCAGCTTCAGAGTTTTTGTCCTTGCCGTCACCGACCGATTTAACCGGAACGGAAAGCATGCCGCTCGCAGTAAGAACACCCCCAGCCGTCACCAGATATTCGATGTTGTCGGCTCGTCGCAAAACAGCATTGGTGGAGACCACCAAATCGTCAGTTGCGGTGAATTCAACTTTGCCTCCCGCAGGAGCAGCGGGTTTTTGCGGAATATTGTATTCGGTTCCGTGGCGCGCGAGCGCATCATAGTCTGGAGCCGTGTGAGCAAAGATCGATTTCTCAATATACGAGGCAAACCCAAACGCTTCGAAAACTTGCCCGGCGATAACCTTGGCCGACGCATAGATATTATTCGGCCATACCCAAGCATCAGAGCCTTTTAGATTTGCTCTAAAGGATCGTCGAGCTCTTTCGGTAAGGGATTGCAGCGTCGGAAGATCGAACATTTTTCTAATCCCTAGTTCGGCGGCACGGTCGGGAATGGTTGTTTAGGTGGCGTGTTAGCGGTTTGAGCCCAGATGTTTTCAAACTTGTATTCGTAAAGCTTCGAGCCGTCGCGACCATATGCCTGCATCGAAAGATTGACGCCGTCGCCCGGCGCTGGCCTGCGCTCAGCTTGCGCTTCAATGCGAGCGCAAGCGCCTTGCTTGACAAGGCAATTGGTCGCCTCAAGCGCAATCAGTTCGACCCATCTCACGATCTCGTCATTCAGATAGCTGCGCTCAAAAATCCAAAGCAGCGATCCCATTTCTTCTTCAGACAAATCATCGCGCAGGTCAACGCCATCGCCCCACCAACCACGCAGGTCGCCGTCTTCGACCAAGCGAAACAATGGATGATCTTTTGAAATGCGTTTGTCCGTGAACAGGCAGAGAATGAACGCCGTGTGCAACGCCGCCTTGGCTCTAAGCCCGCCTTGATTTTGCTTTTCGTCTGGCGAAGCCAGCGCCCAATCGGCATGACCGCGCCAAGGGTACCAAACGCTGTCCCAGAAAAGCGTCGGCTGTTGCTGCTCACCTTCGTCGATGCGTACAGTCAAAGCCATCTAGATCACCGCGAAAACGACGGAAGAGAGCCCTGCCTCGGTGGCCACCTTGTTGGGCGCTTCTTCATCCGGTCCACTCACACCTAAGTCAACTCGGCCTGATTTGGCAACGACCCATTTGCCGCCACCCACACCGCCAGCAAACCGCTCGGTCGCCGTAGCCGTGATCTTGCCGTCCTCGATCTCCACCTTGTTGCCGTCATATTCCAGCGTAATTTTATCGCCGTCCAGCACTATGCTGATGGTCTTCTCGTCCTCTTCACTTTCGTCATCTTCGCTGGTGTCTTCTTCACTGCCGCCTTCTGCTTCTTCACCGCCACTATCCTCCGTGCCGGTCTTGTAACCCTTGCCGATACGGATGTTGATTTTTTCCTTGTTCACGACGTCGGAGTGTTCTGGAAAAACTCTGATGATGTTGCCAGTGTGATCAAACAGAACAGTGCCGCCTTCTGGCGTGCGCTTTGGTCGATATTTTTCATGACCGGCGTCACGATAGAACGTGCGATCGCTACGGCTGCCCATCTGGTCGATGATGCCGTCACTGTCTTTCGGCGGATGGCTGCTAAAGCCGAACGGCTGCGTGTTCCAGATCTCTTCCGGCTTCTCGTTTTTGTAGCCGCTTATATCAACCTTCTGCTGCGTACCTTTGTCGTTGACCTTGATAATGCGACTGCGGCGCGTAGTCGGCCTCGTGGCGTCGTCCAGTTCCCATTGCACCATCACTCCGCCTCGCTGCTGTCTTGCGACCACTCGCTGCCGCTTTTATTTCCCTTGCCGCCTTCACCGCCATAGCTGCGTGGATCGGTCAGCCCTAGCGTTGCGATACTGCCCTGCTCACTTTGCATGTATGTCACGCTTTCAATCAGCATGTCTTGCGCGATATCCAAAAACGGACTTTCGACCCATACCAGATACCCCGGCTCCCAAAGCTTACCGCCTTGATCACGGAAGCCTTGCGTATCAATCGTCGCTTTGAGCGCATGGCCTGCCGCTCGATCCTTGCGGTTCTTGGCGCGTTTCTTCGCGCGCTTTTTGTCCGTGTCCTCGTCTTGATAGATGATGATCGGGCGATGCCTGTCCACGCCTTTGTCACGCGCAATCGCCTCGATCTCTAAATTGTCAACCCCATGACCGAACGGGCGCTGACCGCGCACCGTGTATTCACTATGACGGTTGCTGCCGTTATGATCTGACGCGCCGGTAAGAATGTTCTGACCTTCAATCAGTCCGCCGCTGTGGCGCTTGCTTCCCGCCTTGGTGATCTTTGCGTTGCCGTCCGCCTCACCGCAAATGGTCATGCCTTGTTGACGTGCCATCTTCTCCACCAAGCGGAAGCAGCTTTCGCCGGGGTTGATTTGATAGTGCGGCAGTTTTTCTAGCTGCTGATCTGTTGTGAACTTTGCAGCGATGCCTTTGGCAACCTCATTGCCGATCTCGAGCGGGTCTTTCTTCTTGAAGCGCCCGGTGTCATGTTTGGCGCTGCTGTCGATCAGGTCGCCGCTGTTGCTGCGCCCGCTCACTGCAATCATAGCATTGTTGGCCTCAATGCGCGGCTGCTTTTGATCAACAAATCCAGTGAGCAGCAAGTCGCCATTGGCCATGATGGTAAGCTTGGCACCAACCTTGAATATTGCATTAGTGGCGCTTGCGCCAAGCTCTGCCGCCACTTCAAGCCGAAAACTTCTCGCGGCCTCATTGAAGGCGGCACGCACTTGCGCAACCTTGAATGCGGTATAGTTCGTTCCGCCAACGCCAACAGTGACGACCTCGACGCCCATTTATTTCCCCAAAGCCTCGAACGTTGGTGGCATGAACGACGGATGCGGAACGCGGTTACGTTCCGCGAGCTCGGTGGAGCGCGTTGGATCTTTATAGAGCCGCCACGCCCAATAAAGACTAGGCATGCTTTGGTTGGCCGCGACATTGACGATCGGCGCAAGATCGATAATGGTCCGGCTTAAATAATCAACCGTCACGTCGCGCATGCTCGTCATTGTATAAAAAAGAACGTAGCTTTCTGACGGCAGCGCCTCCATCTGCTCATCAAAATAGTTCGCGACTTTTGCCCTCAAAGTTATTGCTGTGTTGCGATCGCTTAGTTTAATCTTGGCAACCGCTTCGCAATAAGCAATAAGCGCGGCAATTCTCAGCAAGGTGCTGGTCGCTTGAGCGTTGGCCTGAACGCTGCTACGCCAACGCGAGAAGCCAACGCTTTGACTGACAGTTACAGGGAGTTCGGAAATAACTCTTTCCATCGCTCGCAGGCCGGAAGACGGCTCCATGTTTTCAACCAAGGCCATTCCGACCTTGATTACGGAGAGCCCTACTTCCTCGAGAGCTTTTTCGTCCTCTTCCGAAAAAACAGTTTGGAGGCTATCATATGTTGTTTGAATTGCGTCTCGCTGGATCGCGCTCGCCTCAGGCGTAACAACATAGTTCGTGCGCACCGCCTCAAAAGTTGCGAGAGAATTTTCGATCCCAAGCTGCAAAGTTTCAGAAACATAGTCCGGTACATTCTTAATGAACGAAGCGACAGCAAAAGCCTCAGCAACCACAATGGCGGCTGCTTCCGCCTGAATGAAAATCATGTTGACTAGGCTTGCCACGCTGGCGAGCGCGCCACTTGCACCTTCGCGCACGAACCGGATCTCGTGCGCGATAAAACCAAGCCGGTCGCGCTCGTGCTTGCGATTGAACTCAAGGCAGCGCACCAAAACCGGACCAATTGTCGGCAGCACCATGACGCCCGGACCGCGCTGCGCGCATGTGGCCATCAGCGCAGCGGCTTCGATGTCGGCGCGATCGTTCGCAATGTATGCCGTGACCGTGTAATCGCGATAACGCTCGCCGAGATCCTCAAGGTACGGCGTATCTCGCATGGGAAATTCATGGATAACGATGCGTCGCGCA